GTTGCATCCGACCAGTTGGACACATTTACATACAATAGTTTTGGATTAGACGTAAATCCAACAAAATTACGTCCATTAACTTGGAAGAAACAAAGACAAGATAGAATAATCGGAGGTACATTATTTGCAAAATCTAGACCATCTCTTACTTCAAATATAAGACCTAATGCTACAGTAATTAAAAAAATAACTCCAAATGATGAAGTGATCTATGTTGATAAAGCTTTCCCAACATTTACTTTGGTTGATGGTTTGACGGAAGATAAGAGAGATGTGTTAATTACAGAAGTTAGAACAATTTCTCCAGCAATTGCTACTTGTGTTGTTTCTGCATCATCCACTGTATCCTCAATCGCAATATCTACTTCTGGTGTAGGATATGCTCATACTTTCAGTCCCGTCGTTACAGTTTCTAAGAGTGCTATTACAAGAAAAGATCCAATTAATGAGTGGAAGCCAACTACAGGCGTTTCTTCCTCTTATACATTGAACTCTATAGATTATGGAAATGTTTTAGTTTCTGTTGGAAATAATTCAATAAATTCTTTCAGTGTTGATGGAACTAATTGGAACACATCTTTGATTGGATATGCAGGAACCATAGGATTTAGTGCAGTTGCTTGTGGTGGAACAAATAACTTTATTGCAGTTGGTAATTATGGTAAAGTTACTAGATCTATAGGATATGGTTTAACTATTGGATCTTGGAACGAATTGGGACTTCTGGAGGAAGCTGTTACTCCTGGTCTTGGATTAGTAATTAGAGTAGGAAGTTCTTATACATCTACGTTTAAATCTGTTCATTATAGTCCAGTTTTTGATTCTTGGACCGCTGTTGGTGTTGGTGGATCTATATTTGGTGGAGTTGGAATCGGCACAACTTCCTTAATCAGTAGATTTTCTTCTACTTTATATGATATTAATAGCGTTACTTCAACTAATGTTCGGATCTATGCAGTTGGAAATACAGGTCTAATAGTTTCATCTCTAGACAATGTTATTTGGTCTGTTATTTCACCACCAACAATACAAAATTTAAATAAAATTATTAATGTCAATAATACGTTAATAGCTGTTGGTGATAATGGCGCTATTATAAAATCAATATCTCCAGTTGAATTTATTTCAATAAGTAACAATTTATATGCATCTAATTTGATTGATATTGCTTTCTATGATCAATTATACTTAGCATTAACTTCCACTGGGGAACTTTACTACTCATTCAACCTATCTGATTGGATACTAAGATCCACAAATCAACCTAATGTGTTAAAAAATATTGTAGCAGAACAATCTATTGGATTGGAAGGAAAAGTTATTGGAGTCGGTGTAGGAACTGTTATTTACTCCGAACCTACATTCAATAGAGCAACTGCAATTGCTTCAGTGACTGCTGGTATTGTAACTTCCATTCAAATAACCAATGGTGGATTTGGATACTCAACACAAAATCCACCATCTATTTTAATTGAACACGATTATACAAAAACTGAAAAAATTATTTCATTTAAAGCAGTTGGTGATTATGGAACCATTATTGGAATTACTACTTATGTAGCTGGAAGTGGTGGAATAGGAACTACTTCACCAAGAGTTGATTTTACTTTAAAATCTGAAACTTATGACAACAGTACATTGGGAATAGGATATTCTTCATTAAATTCTTATGGTGTAGATTATAGTCAACTTTCAAAAGGAGATTATTTTGTAATTACTGATAGTAACGTAACAGTTGGACATGCTTTAACTGGCATAACAACTTTCTTAGGTGGAATGGCAAATTATCCGACCTCAAGAGTTGGTACAGCATATTCTTTCCTTGACGGCGTTTATATTGTTGAAAACGTTACCCAACAATCTCTTGGTATTGTAACTGTTACATGTCATTTTGCACCTATTGAAGGGGGTTTTGGTAATTTTGTAAGTGTTTATCCTAGAGGTTCAAATAATACTGGAGTTGGTACTAACAGTTTCTATGGTAGGTATTCTTGGGGTAAAATTTATGATTATCAAAATAGATTACTCAAATCTCCAGAAACTTTTGAAGTTTATAATAATGATGGATTAATTGGATTATCAACTAACCCACAAATCTTCAGAACTAGAGGTTTGTAATTCTTAAATAAATAACTAAAAAGTTTTAACTAAAATGCCTGCAATTATATCAGATCAATTTAGAATATTGAATGCTGAAAATTTTGTTAAAAATGTAACTGGCGCTGCTAGTACTACTGATAAGTATTATACTTTTATTGGACTTCCAAATAGTAACTCTACACAAGCTGGAGGTACAACAACTTGGACTGTTAATACTCCATCACCTTTGGATGGATTTAGAGAAGAGAGTGAAATAAAAGAAACAATTATTGCGATGAAACAAATTACATCACAAGATGTAAGAAGATTAGTTAGAAAAGTAGAATGGGTTGCTGGAAATACTTTTGAAATGTATAGACATGACTATACAATTTATAATCCAAGTCCAGTTTCAAATTCTTCTTCTTTATATGAATCAAATTACTATGTAGTTAATAGTGATTTTAGAGTCTATATTTCTTTGCAGAACGGAACAGATCCGGAAAATCCAAAAGGTAGACCTTCTTATGATGAACCAACTTTTATTGATTTAGAACCAAGAGTTGCAGGAACTTCGGGTGATGGATATATTTGGAAATATTTGTACACAATTAAACCATCCGAAATTGTTAAATTTGATTCTATTGAATACATCCCAGTTCCAGAAGATTGGGGTACTCAGGGAGAAAGTATAGCTACAAAAAATAACGCTATAGATGGAAAAATAGAAGTAGTCCTTATTAATGATAGGGGATCTAGTTATCAACCAATTTCAACTTCTTTTTCCAATGTTCCCATTTTAGGTGATGGCCAAGGTGGTAGAGCTACTGTAACTATTGATTCTTTTGGTAAAGTTTCCGAGATTGTCGTTACTGAGGGAGGTTCTGGATATACTTATGGAACAGTTCAATTACACCCAGGAGCTCCTGGATCTGAAATTGGTGGACCAATTAATTCACTAACTAATACCGGTATTGGAACAACCACTAGAGCTTCATTTAATGTAATCATACCGCCCAAGGGTGGCCATGGACATGATATTTACAGAGAATTAGGTGTTTATAGAGTTCTCTTATACTCAAGATATGAGACTTTAGAAAGTAATCCAGATGTTATCTTAGGAAATGATTTTGCCAGAGTTGGTATTGTCAAAAATCCTACGATTCCTAATAGTAATACTCAAGTTCTTGATGTTTCTCTCGTTAGTGGATTAGAATCATTAAAATTATCTGGAGTTACAACTAATACCACTTATGGTGTAGACTCAATTATTAAACAAACCGTTGGGTTAGGATCTACTGCAATTGGATTTGTTGCTTCTTGGGATAATATAACTGGAGTTCTAAAGTATTATCAACCAACTGGACTAGCTTCTAGTGAAACTGGGTATAAAATAGTTAAATTTACTTCAAATCCTGATGTAGGTTATGGTACTACTATTGAATGTTCTTCAATAATCGGACCAGCGTTGTCAATTAATACCAACTTTAATGGTATAACCACGACAATAAATAATAAAATATATCAATTGGGTGTTGATTTTGTTTCCGGAATAGGCTCTGCAGAATATAATAAAAAATCTGGAGAAATTATCTACATAGATAATAGGGCACCAATCCCCAGATCTGCTAGTCAAAAAGAAGATATCAAAGTTGTACTGGAGTTCTAAGCTAAATGGCACAAAATACTAATTTAAATGCATCCCCATATTTTGATGACTTTGATTCGGCTAAAAATTATCACCGAGTATTGTTTAAACCCGGTGTTCCAATACAAGCTAGAGAATTAACAACTCTACAGTCAATTCTTCAAGATCAAATAGAAAAATTTGGAAAACATTTTTTCAAAGAGGGATCGGTAGTAATTCCAGGCCAAACAGCATATGACAGTGACTATTTCTATGTTCAGATAGATGCAAGTCACCTTGGTATTCCAGTATCAGCTTACTTATCATTGTTAGTAGGTAAGTTTATCAAAGGTGAAACTAGTGGTGTTGAAGCATTAGTAGAAAATTATTTAACAGACTCTGACTCAGAAAATGGAAATTATACTTTATATATCAAATATCAAAATTCTGGCGATAATGGAACCCAACAGTCTTTTGCGGATGGAGAAAATTTAGTTATATTGAGTGATTTAGACTATGGATTATCTATTGTAAGAGCAAATTCTACATTTGCTACTACTATTATTTCCAATGCAACAGGATCTGGATCTGCAGCTAAAATACAAAGAGGAATTTACTTCATACGAGGATTTTTTGTTGATGTTTTATCTCAAACTATAATTCTGGATCAATACGGCAATACTCCATCTTATAGAGTTGGACTTTT